CGAAGCCGGCCGCCGCCCCGGCCGCGAAGGCTGCGGCCCCCGCGCGCTGCCGCGACGCCAAGGGCCACTTCGCCAAGTGCCCGACCGCCGCCGCGAAGAAGACCTGTCGCGACGCCAAGGGCATGTTCGTCGCCTGCCCGAAGTGAACCGCATCGGTGCGCCGGCGCTTCGGCGCCGGCGTCGCCGGGGCAACAAAAAACCCCGCTTTCGCGGGGTTTTCCAGCGTATCTGGTGCCCAGGAGAGGACATCCCGTGCGTTTTCCGGGATGTAGCGCGCAGGCCCGACAAGCCCCGTTTTCCGTGGCATGTCAACGACTTGGCCGCAAGGGTTCGGGTCCCTCATCCCCGACTGAAACCGGTCTGTCCCGGTTGAGCTACGCCACGGATTACGCCACGCTCTGCCCATGGGGAGCATTCGGCGACGCGGTGATCGATGGCGGGCGGAGATCCGGCGGAAGGGCCGGCCGTCCGAGTCTGCCACGTTCCGGACGAAGGCAGAGGCCTCAGCGTGGGTGCAGCAGCGCGAGGGCGACCTGCTCGCGGCGAAGCTGCCAGACCACAGCGTCCGCGAGGCGCTGCGCCGCTACGGCCGGGAGGTCAGCCCCAAGCACAAGGGTGAGCAGTGGGAGGTCGTGCGCTTGGCCATGCTGGAGCGGGACCCACTGGCGGCCGTCATGCTCCCGGACCTGCAGCCCCGCCACCTCGCCGAATGGCGCGAACGCCGGCTGAAGTCCGTGTCCGGCGCGTCGGTGCGCCGCGAGATGTCTCTGCTGCGATCGGTCCTGAAGGTGTGCCGGGCCGAGTGGGGCTGGCTGCGCATCGATCCGCTGGCCGACGTCGCTAAGCCACCGAGCCCGCCGAGCCGCCGCCGGCGCATTTCCCGCGACGAGGAGGACCGCATCGTCCTCGCGCTCGGCTACAACGGCGGCGCCCCGGAGAACGCTTCCCAGCGCGTGGCGCTGGCCTTCCTGTTCGCGCTCGAGACCGCGATGCGATCGGGGGAGATTCTCGCCCTGCGGCCCGGCGACGTGGGCGCCAAGTCGGTGACCCTGCGCGCGACCAAGAACGGCGACGTGCGCCGGGTTCCGCTATCGCCGCGTGCGCGCGAGATCCTTGCGCTGCTGCCGGCCGCCGATCCGGTGTTCGATCTCGACGCCGGCATCCGGGATGCGCTGTTCCGCAAGGCCCGCGACCGCGCCGGCATCGCCGACCTGCACTTCCACGACAGCCGGGCGGAGGCCATCTGGCGGCTGTCGAAGAAGCTGGACGTGCTGGAGCTGGCGCGGGTGATCGGGCACCGGGACATCAAGTCGCTGATGCTGTACTACCAGGCCGACGCCGACGAGCTGGCCGACCGGCTCTGACTAGCTTGTCGCGGTAGGCCAGCACCTCGCCGGCGATCCACGTCGCCGGGCGCATGCTGACGCGGGCCGGGAAGTCCGGCTTGCAGGCGTGGGTTTCGAGCACGGTGCGCGCTGCGCAGCCGAGGATCTGGCCGACGGCATCGGCGTCGATCGCGCGCAGTTCAAAGGGGACGGGTTCAGCCATGGGGATTCTCCAGAGCGTCTGTTCTCATCGCCGCCAGCGCATACCCTGCGCCGTCGAGCAGTTCTTCGGCCATGTGCTGCAGCCACTCGTTGTGCGACAGGTCGTCACGGTCGAGCGTCGCGCCGTACTTCTTGCGACCGCGCTCGTCGCGTTCGATGAGCATGCGGATGAGCGCCTGCGTCGTGGCACTGCAACGGGGGATGCGTTCGATCAGGTGGTCGCCCGCTTGGGTGTCTGTCGCGCTCATCGTCGATCCTCAAAACGGAATGTCGTCGTCGGCGAAGTCGTCAGCTCCCTTTGCGCGAGGTGGCATTGGTTCCTGCCGCTGTTGACGAGGCGGCGCGCTTCTCTCGCTGCGGCCAGAGCCCAACCGCTGTCGATCCGGCTTCCAGCTATCGACGGCCGCGTACCACTTTCCGTCCTGCGATTCCTTGATGTCGACGTTGATCCATTCGTCGTCCTTCTCTCTCAGCCACTCGATCAGCTCCTCGCGCTTGATCGACAACCGCGCCTTAACGTACCCGGGGGCGTTGTCGTGCGGCGCCTTGGCGATCATGCCGCCGACGAACTCGATGTTGCTGCTCATGCTTCCTTCCTCTGCTTCTTGCGCGCGGCCTTGTAGATCTGGTGCGCGCGCTGCCTGGTGATGTTGTAGATGCGGCCGATCTCGGAGAACGGCATGTGGTCGTGGTCGTGCATCTGGACGATGGTGGGGTTGCGGTCCGGCGGCCTGCTGTCGGTGGTCATCACTTCCCCCTCGCGGCGCGGTGCCAGCGTTCAATAGCAACTGTCACCAGAATTTGCTCATATAGCGCGCGAAGGTTTAAGCCTCTAGATGGATCAGTCCAGCCTGCTCGCCAAGCCGCCCTCGCCATCTTCACGTGCCTCGGTTTGATATTCACGCCTTACCCCTCATTATTTTTGCTGCACAGTCCTTGCAGAAACGTCGCCCGCCAAGGCACGGCAGGCAGCAGGTTGGCCCGATGGATTTGCATGCGCAGCACGTGCGGTAATCCTTGTTGAGGGCCGCTCGCTTCAGCCCCCGCATGGCGATCAGAATCCCGATCACGTCTTACCCCCTTCGCGGTCGGCGAGGATGGCGTCGATAGCGGCGTCCCATTCGGACTCTGGCTCATCACAGTTCAACTCGAACAAACCAGAAGCATCTTCCATGCGCCCGGAAGTGCAGTTTTTCCGCAGCCACCGATACCGCCGATCGTTCGCCTCCAACTCCGCGACCCGCCTCTGCAACTCCGCCGTCGCCTCTGCGACTCTGGCGGCGGCGTAGGACTGCACAAACTCCGCGCTGTATCCGAGTGAAATTTCTTCTGAACCGACAAGGATTGATCCATTGTCGGGCTCCGGCAACGCCACCTTCGACACGCCCGGGCCATCCGAAGACAGCCCGGGCGGAGCTACAGTCGATCGATCGGGTTGTACCCCGTATCCACTTTTCATCACCTCCTTCTTGTCGTCTCGCACGGTCATTCGGCACCGTCCTTCGCGTCATCAACGTTGAACCCACAGCGCTTGCGCAGCGCATCCCATCCGCCACTGCGTTCGACTGTTCTTTCGAGCGCATCCACAAGCACGTCAACGTCTGATGCACCGTCCTTCGCGGCCTGCTGCGCGTTGTCTTTGGTGTTCATGGCTGCGTCCCAGTGCGTTCGGTGGGTTGGAATTGGTGCAGTTCAGCTTTTGCTTTTGCGCGAGCTTGAACTGCATCTTCGATGTTGTTGAAGTGGCCTAAAGTCACCTCGACGCTTTTACTCTTGATCCTTGCTCGCCACTTGCCTGCCTTTTTGTCCCAGCCAACGCCGTGGCGTTTTGACCTGCTGTTGCGCGGAAGGGCTCTGTTTTGTCCGTTCTCGGCGTGAGTAGCCTCCCGCAAGTTGGCTATCCTGTTGTCGCCTCTATTCCCGTTGATGTGGTCGATTTCTTCAGCCGGCCATGCGCCATGGACGTAAAGCCATGCAAGTCGATGGGCCCTATACGGCACACCATCCACCCTTATCCTGATATAGCCTTCGCCATCATCGCTTCCGGCGATGTCTCCGGGTTTGACGCTGTTGCAAAGCGCTACTTTTCGGTAGAAAACGCCGGTTCCCGCATCATAAGCAAGTAGTTCTCGTAGACGGTCGGCCGTCAGATCGTTTTTAGGCTTCACGACCGCTCCACAAGTCGGCGGGCGAACTCGCGCAGGTTCTCCGGGCTCATCACGACCACGTCGTCGCGGGTACAGCCGTCCTCGGGCTTGAAGTCGCTGACCTCGCGCGCCAGCGCCTCCCCGTCCTCGAGCGCCGAAGGGACGGCCTCGCCCGCCGGCTGCGGGGCGGCGGCCGACTCCGCAGACGTTTGGCGACCCGCGTTGTTCCAGTCCCGCCACGTGCCGGCGTAGAGGTAACGGACGATCGTCGGAGGACCATCGGCATCACGCACGTGAGCCAGCCGCATAGCTTGGGCCTCGTCTTCCGTTGCCAGCACGCCAAGCGGCCCATTCCGGACCAGCACACCGTCCGGAAGGGACAGCGCATAGAGGACGGTTTTAAATGGCACGGCCGTCGATAAACCTACGCCATTCCCGTCGTGAATCCATGCCGGCTTTCCATCCGATCCAGCAAATGCAACCGGCGCCAGTTTGCCGACCTGCGCCACCGCGCCCCGCGCGGCGAGGAAGCGTTCCAGTTCCTGCTCGCGTTCGCGGGCGGCTTCATCCACGCGCGCTGAAAACGACTCGTAGTCCTTGTCGGCGTGGTCAAGATGGATGTCTCGCCCCTGCAGCAGCACGTTGCGCAGGAAACTCCAGGCGCTGAACTTGCGCACGTCACCCATGGCGGCCGTCCTCCAGCGCGGCGGTGAGGGCGGCGCGGGCCTCGTCCCACACCGAATGGTTCGGGGGCAGGTCTTCGAGCTCTTGGTCGCAGCGGTCTTCCTCGTCTCGGCGGAGGCTCCAGATTGCGCGAGCAGCAGCCACGTGCATGGCGTCCGTCACCGTCACCCGCGTCGGGGCGGGGTGCGTGTAGAGCGCGCGAAACTCGACACCAGTCACCGGCGAGGTGGAGTCAATCGCCTTCGATTCGTACTCGTCGCGCGTGCAGCGACTCCAGTTCCCGCATGAGTAGCGGAATTGGTATTCCGCCGCCTCCCCCTGCGCGGACAGGGCGCGCTCGATGCGGTCGCGGAAGTCGATCAGGTGGCCGAGGTAGGTCTTGAACCCGCCGATGCTCACGTCGTGCAGCGGATTCTGTGCGATCAGCTTGTTGATGTCCGCCAGCACCTCGGCGGCGGTCTCGGGCTTAGCGGTCATGATTTTCCTCCTCCGGCCACCAGGTCACGCCCGGTCGGCCCGTGTTGCGGTCTGGCCTCGGCCCCTTGCGCGTCACCTCGCCGACGGCCAGAAGCTCCGGTAGGCGGCGGGCGAGCATGTAGCGGTCGAGTCCGGTTTCGATGGACAGCTCCGCGCTGGTGCGGCCGGGGCAAGCCCGGACAGCGGCGGCGGCCTGTCGTTGCTGGTGTCCTGCGATGCCGCGCGCCACGAAGTCAGCGGCGGCGTGCGAGCTGGACGGGTCGGAGTGGCGGGCGCGGGGCATGGTCAGTCCTCAGAAGGGGAGTTCGGGCGGGACCAGCGTGATCGTCTGAACGTCACGAGAGACGGATTCGGAGATGGCCTCCAGCACGTAGAACCGGAGACCCTTGTTGCACTTCGCCAAGAGCTCCGCTTCCTTCAACGCGCTTGACTTGTTCGGATGCCGATAGGTCGGACTGCTGCCGCCGGGAGTCCAGACGAGGAAGAAAGATTCGGTGCTCATGCCTGATCCCCCTCGATCGCAGCCCGGCGCGCGGTGTACGCCTCCGTCACCTTCGCGCGGTCCTCGGGCGAGGCGTTCGACACCAGCCCGAGCATGTCGTAGGCGGAGTCCAGCGCGTCGACGTCGGCGGCCTGCTCGATGCCGGACAGGACTTCGGCGACGGTCATGGGGCTGTCGTCGTCGACGGGCAACGCCGTCGCAGCGCTCGGGCTGATGACGCCATCGATGACCATCGGCGATTCCTGGGGCAGGCCGGCGTCGCTGCGCTCGTCGTTCGCGATGGCGTGCTGGATCTCGATGCTGACCGGCAGCCACTTGAACAGGCGGCGCGTGACGGTCTTCAGCGCCATCGCTTCGAAGTGCTCATGCCACGGCGTGTTCGGCGGCTGGCCGGGCTTGGCGTAGCGCAGCGCCGTCTTGTAGCCCTGAGACTCGTCGCGGACCTTGCGGACATCGGCCACACTCATCACCTCGAACTGCACGCCGCCGTCCTTCAGCTTGGCGACGGCGTAGACGTAGGTGATCTCGCCGCGGTCGCCGTCGGCCGGCGTGTGCTCGACGTTCTCGTCCAGGCCGTAGGTGTAGGCGAACTCGTCGCGCTCGCGCACCGCGCGCGCCGTGAGGCTGACAATCTGGCCGGACCGGCGCGCGAGGTCGATCATGCCGCGGTAACCGATGATGAACTGCACCTCGACGCGATTCTGCCGGCGATTCTCGAACGGGATCAGGTAGCAGTGGCCGAGCGCGCCGCCCGGCTCCAGCCCGAGCGCGGCGCACTGCATGATCGCGCCGAGGAACGACGTCTGGTCGCACTGCGCCAGCTTCGGCACCTTGCGGACCTCGGTGAGCGCGATGCGCGCCAGGCGATCGGCGGTCATGTGCTTGGGAAGCGCCATGCTGATCTGCTGCTTGATGCGCGGATCGGTCAGCAGGCCGGCGATGGTCTTGGGCTGTTCGGCGGCGGCGGCGGGCAGGTTGGCGCCGGTGGCGACGGCGCGGAGCTTGTCGGTGGACATGGGGTTTCAGTTCCTCACTTGACGATGAAGGGGCGGACGGTGCTCTTGCCCGTGTACTTGCGGGCGAGCGTCGAGTGATCGTTCTTGAAGGCGTCGAGGTCGAAGCGCGACGCTGTGTGCGGCTTCCACGTCACGGCGGTGCGACTGTCGGCGATCAGCTCGACGGCATCGCCCATGGCGCGCTTGACGGCAAACTCGATGGCGTCGGCTTCCAGCTCGCGGGCCTTGATCTCGGCCTTGATCGCGCGCAGGCGCAGCCACTGCTGGTGCAGGTCGTCGTCGGCAAGCAGGGCGGGCGCTTGCACGTCGCCCTGATACAGCCGGTCGAGGTCGGACAGCGTCAGCGGGTCGGGGCGCACGCCCAGCGTCACGAGCTGCCAGAACGCGGCGCAACGGGCGCGCATGGCGTGGATCGTCGCGTCGTCGCGCAGCACGGGATATGCGCGGATTTCATCGGCACCGAACAACGGGGCAACCAGACAGCGCTGCCTGCTGGTGACGCCGAGCCCATGCATCGCCTGCGCCGTGTACCAGACGGGCACTTCGTCGGTGCCGGCCTCGCCCCACTCGTGCGCCTTGAACGGGTGCACGGTCTTCAACTCGACGTTCGTGATCTCGTCCTCGCCGTCGAGGCGCAGCTCGAAGTCGATCTCGGCCGCCAGGTAATCCCTCGCCGGGTCGACGTAGCGGCGATTCGTCGAGACGATCTCGACGTCATGGCCGGCGTCGTGCAGGTGCTCGACCAGCATCTCGGCGACAACAGCTTCCCAGCGCTGGCCGCGACGCTTCACGCCGGACGAGGCGTCATGCGGCAGGGCCGGCGCGGTCTTGGCTTCCCACAGTTGCAGCGGCGTGCGCCACGGGCTGATGCCGAGCACGGCGGCGATGTCGCTGCCGCCGATGTAGCACCGGCGGTCGTGCTTGTCGTCGGGGATGATGGCGAGTGCCGTGCTCACGCCTGCGCGTCCCCCCCGTCGTCGATCGCGATGCCCGCGGCCACAAGCTTCGCGACCTCGTTGCCGCTGAGCTTGCGGACTTCGACGTGGCGCAGGCCGCGTGCGCGCGCCTTCGGGACGCTCGTCGCGTAGACGTAGCCGCGGTATGCGCCGTTGACGGCGACTTCGTAGACTTCGGGCTGCTTCTCGGTGTCGGTCATGGTGTTTCCCTGGTGGTGATCGGTGAGGGTGCCCGGCTTGGGGTCCGGGCACCCTGTATGCATGCACGCCCTTTCGGCATTGGGCCTAGCCGTAACGGTCACTTCATGGCTTAACTCCGGTGATTTGCCTCGCCGCTGGCGGGTGAGGTGGACCCTGATATGTGCCAGCACATTTGCCGGTTACGTCTCCGGCGCGGCCCCTACGCTAGGTAGTTCCGCCGTCTGGGTTCTCCCGCCTCGACAATCACGGTGGCGGGCTACCGGCACGCTGCACGGGTTATTTGGTTCTCCAGCAACGGAAGCCATCACCATCGATCCGGACTGAGAAGACCATTCCATGCCTGCGACCGTATTGAGCGGCAGAGGATCGGACTTGATATCTCTCGCACCAGAAGCTGTCGCCGACATTCATCTGCCCGAATGGGTAAACAATGCGGTTTGAACTGGTGCCTCCCGGAACCTTGACATTCTTTTGGATCTTGAAGCCCATCACTGCCTCTGTGTAGTTGGTGGACGCTTACGCCGCCTTCACTGTTCGGAAGTCCGGCACCTTGCCGTCGCGCGTTTCGGCGGACTGGCGGATGTACTGGTCGCGCTGGTCAAGCAACAGCTTCGCGGCTGCCTGATCGAGCTGAATCACGATGGGGTCGGTGGTCATTCGGGCGATTCCACGAAGCGGATGACTTTGCAGTCGGGAACAGGCCACAGCGGTTTGACTTTGAACAAGCCTCCCTCGTACAAGGAGCCGTCCTCGTTCTGCATGACCCACACCACGCGCGGCTCGGGCTTGAGGCGATGGTCCCACCCAGTGATACCGGAAATCACGCCATCGGCCGACGCATCCCAACGTTTTTCATTCCCACGATCACTGATTCTCCGACTCTGGATTTCTCCTCCTCTCTTCACGATTTCTGCCATCGCCATGTAGAACTCCGGCGAGTTGTACGGGTACAGCGACGTATCGGGCTTGATGTCGGTGGTCACGGCAGGTACTCGATGTTGTAGGTGGGGTGGTAATTCCGAGAAAAACGGTCGCCGTCCAGCCGAATGCGCAGGTGTGCATCGCGAGACCCGGTGATGGTGCCCATGATCTTGATGTCGCCATCGCCGTTCGGGTTGTTGTCGATGTACGCAACCCGCCCGCCACGCTTCGCCGGCACTCCGTAGGTCTTGCGGATGTACTGCATGCTCACGATTTCCTCCAGGCGCTCTCACGCGCCGCGGCAAGTTGAAGTCGGCGCAACGGCAGCAGCAGGCGTGCGTTGCGGCAGGATCGAAGGGCGTTGGCGTAGCGGATCAGGGGGTGCATGGCTTGTCCTCGGACTTCCTGTGCGGAGGAAGTTCCATCCATTCGTCAGGTTCCCACACTCGCCCGTCAGGTGCCTTCCAACTCCCAGTTTTCCCGTTTTTGTGCCACTCCCAAAAAACGACGTTGTAGACAACCCATCCATCGCCTGATGCAACGCCTAAGATTCTCGGGCCTCGTGCCCACTTGCCCGGCTCGCCCTTCGGCGCAGTCTCGATCGGCATCCACTCACTCATCGCCCTTCTCCCTCGGCTCCCAGTAGCGGCCAGAGGGGCCGCAGTCACCACCTCGCTCTCTTGCCGCCTCCGGGTCTGCTCTCCAGACCTCAGCGCGCGTGCAAGTTCTGCCGCCATGCGGAGAAAACCACCTACACCCCTCACACGTCCGCTCAGCGCTCATGGTCTTGACCCTTGCAGGCGAGGAGGGCGGCGGCGCGGCGGACTCTTGCCTTCGCAACACGCACTTCCGCAGCATTGAAGTCAGTGGCGAAGCAGTTGTTTCGATCTCGCACAGCCGCGTCGTACTCCTCATCCGCCGCGAACAGCTCGACGATTGCGTCGCGCGCATCGCGCAAAATATCAGCCGACTTGTATTCGCAATACACGCCTTCAAGAAGCCCGGTTGCTTCGCTGATAGCCACCACTACATCAACCTTCACGACGATCCTCCTCCCGCCTGTCGCGGCGGTTGCTCAGTTGCTTCGGGAACTCGGCTTTGAGGCTTTTCAGCAATCGCCGCGTCTCGTACTCGGTGATGTCCAGCCTGTCGCCGATCAGTAGCTCGCGGAGCTTGGCGGCGGGATCAGTCATGGCCGGAATCCTCGGCAAAGATCGCTTCGTTCTCGGCCTGCATCTCACACTGCCCGCGCATGAAAACCGGGCAATGCGGCTTGCACCCGTCGTTGATCCCGAAGCTAAAGCATTCATTGCTGCCGCCATTCAGCACGTAAGCGTCATATGCTCGGGCCTTCGCTGCCTTGGCGACTTTTGCCTCTTGCTCCGCTTGGGCCTCGGCGGCTTCCTTGTCGATTGCTGCCTGCCTGCGTCTCGCCTGCTCGGCGTATGCGGCCGTGATCGCCGGATGCTCGAAAATCTTGCCGACGGCTTTGAATATCGAATCGAACTCGTCGCGAATGTCAGGCATTGCCTTCCTCCATCCTCTCGATCATCGCCAGCCGCTCCAGCATCGCGAACCACAGGTCTCGCTGCTGCTCCGTCGGCGCTTGGCGAATCCCATCTCTGATAGCTGCCGTTGCGTTGCTGATAACCAACGCGTAGAGCGCATGCCAGTCATACATCGCGGGCCTCCGCGCGGGCGGCGTCGATGGCGCCGCGAATGGTCACCGGTTCGGAGCCGAGGAAAACGACCGACGAAACCGACACGTTCCCGGCAGGCGCAATGCCGACCGCCCAGCCCATTCGCTTCGGGACGTTGTTTGCGTCCAGCCAGTTCAGCCGGTCGCGGTCTGCCCGCAGCGCCTCGACCTCCTTGACCAGCGCGGAATTATTCTCTTCCGCATTCCCTGCGCGCCCCATCAGGTTCGCGACTCGCTCGCTGTACTCGATGTTTGCTTGCTCCAACCGGTTGATCTTCGCGACCAGCGCGGCCTCGCGCTCGGCCATGGCGGCGACGGCGGTGCGAAGTTCGCCGATGTCGCGGTAGACCTTCGAACTGCTGCCGCTGCGGATGTCGCGCTCCAACTCTGCCAGACGATCAATCGTCGCCAGCACCTCCGCCGCGCTCATCGGCGCAGCGCCTGTCGTCGTGGTCATGGGGTCGCTCCGGTGGCTTTTGCGATGGCCGCGCGATCTTCCCATCGCTTCCCAGTGCGGTCGAAGTACGCCTGAAACCGCGAAGCCATGTTGTCGGCGACGCGCTGTGCATGCGTCGCGTTGAGGCAGCGGCGACGGTAAACGGGTTTGTCGCAGCCCCCGGGTCTGGAGGCGTACACCACTGCCACATCGCGCCACTTCGAGAGCTTGCAGGCCGCCAGCGAAAGTCCGCTGTGTCGCTCGGCCTCGCCCCGATAGGTCGGCGCGGCGGTGTTGGCGGGGGCGGTCATGCGGCACCCCGCATCTCATCAACCCGGCTCACGCAGCGCGAGGCCAGCGCCAGCATTTCGGCCTGCAGCAGGCGCGACCGACTCGACGGCCGCATCGCGACCAGGCGGAAGTAGTCGTATTCGGCGACGCGCGATCCGCTGTCCCATGCTCCTGCGCGGCGAGAGGCCAGCATGTTGCGGCGGCTGGCCGCCATGATCGTCAGCGGATCGCCGGCGAATGCACGGGCACCGAACGTGTAGACCTGCGGCCGCGGACCGGTGTACCGATCGCCGGCCTTGTGCGCCGGGATGAACTCACCGGAGCACTCGTCCCAGAACCCGGGCTCGACGTCGTCGGCCGGGTTGTAGCTGTCGTAGATCAGCTCGCGGAGATCCTGCGACATCTCCCATCTCCTCGCCCCGGGTGGTGGGGCGTTGGAGAGAGATTAGGACAAGCTAAGTCTCTTGTCAATAGGAGTAGCTAACTTTTTGGACGATCCGACGAACGGTAAGACGCCCGCCTCAGGTCGCGATACGCGCCATGAAAAATATGGCCGCAGCGGAAAGCGCATTGCGCGCCGTAAGCCGTTTCACGGATTTTTCGGTCTCCGAGAACTTCGCTTGCGACTGCTCGTCAAGCTTCCGGATTTCTCCGACCTCTAAAATCGCCGATATCCAGGAAAGAAATAGGGAGGTTGGCGCAATCCACGTGATCGGAAGCAGCCCGACGCCGGCTATTCCCCCGCCGATCATCGCCGCGACAGCCGCGATCTCCCGGGCTTTCATCGCTTGCCACCGTTTCCGCCTTGGCCTTTCGTTCCAGAAAGGCCACCAGACAGGCTATTTCGAGTTCTTTCCCCATAAGAACGCGCCTCTCTGACCGCGAACAGGTCGGCGACAATGGCGCCTGCGGTCATTGCAGGATCGGCACCAGATCGCATCGCCGACAGCTCTGCGTATGCGTCTGCAAACAGCCCTGCTTGTTCTCTGTCGGTTAGGTCGACGTCGCGATTCCTTCGCCGCATGACGATGCGCATAGCCTCGGCTACCGTGCAGATCATATCCGGATCAAGTCGCTCCGCCTGAGACGGCGCAAGGGGCTCGGAGTCGTGCATGTCGCCTTTCCCCGTTGCCAGCCAGGTCTGCGATACGCCAAGTGCCCTTGCGGCCTTCAGCAAATTCTCACCACGCAAGAACTTGGCTTTTTCGGACAGCCACCCGTTGACGCTCGGCGGCTTCACGCCACAGGCGGCGGCCAATTCCTTCTGGTTCATCCCGGTGGCGCTCATAGCGCGCCTGAGTCGATCGGCAAGAGTTTCCATCCCGGCAGGGTAGGACCGAGGGGGTTCGGAGTTGCTATTGACTTGGCGATTAGCGAGTCCTAATCTCCGCGAATGAACCCATCCGACCTGATCGACAAGCTCGGCGGCACCAAAGCCGTCGCCGACCTCTGCCAAGTCCGCCAGCCGTCCGTCTCGCAGTGGCGCATGCGAGGGATCCCGAAGGCGCGGCTTCTGTTCCTCCAGCTCGCGAGGCCGGAAGCTTTCCCGCGGAAGCGCAATAGCCGGAGAACCACATAAAAGCGACATCCGATCAATTCCATCTATTGGGCTCCCTCACAACGCGGGCGCCCGGGAGAACCGGACATGGATTACTGCGAAACCACCGCGCAGCCCCGATACCAGTCGCCATCGGCCGCACAGAAACAGGCCGACGGCATCCGTCGTCGCAACGGCGGCTACGACGCCCACATCTACCGCTGCGCGTACTGCGGGGCATGGCACCTCACCGGCCACTCGAAGACCTCGCGCGCCATCAAGAACCGCAAGCGCGACAAGACGAGGGGGAGGGGATGAGCATGTCCAGCCACCAATCGGCGTGCCCGAAGTCGACGACGTACCTCACGCCGCCGGAATGGATCGCGAAGCTGGGGCCGTTCGACCTCGACCCCTGCGCCGCGCCAAGCCCGCGCCCGTGGCCGACTGCAGCGCGGCACATCGAACTGCCCGAGGATGGCCTCGACGTCGAATGGCGCGGCCGAGTCTGGTGCAACCCGCCATTCGGGCGCGAGGCCGACGCCTGGGCCGCACGCATGGCGTTCCACGGCAATGGCGTGCTGTTGCTGCCGGCGCGAACAGAGACGCGGACGTGGTTCCGCAGCGTGTGGCCATGCGCGACTGCCGTTCTGTTCGCCGAAGGGCGCCCGCATTTCCACGCAGCCGACGGCTCGCGGCATCCGTACAACTCGGGCTGCCCGATCGCGCTGATCGCGTACGGCGGTGGCAACGCTGCTGCGCTCCGTCAGTCCGGGATTGGCGTCGTTGTGGAGGTGATGGCATGAGTCGTGGCCAGAGCATCCACTACGCCCGCGCCATGAAAGTCCTCATCGGCTGCGAGGAATCCGGCGCCGTGCGCGACGCCTTCATCCGGGGGGGGCATGACGCCATGTCCTGCGACCTGATGCCGACCCGTTCGCCGGGGCCACACTACTGCGGCGACGTGTTCGACGTGATCGACTATCCGTGGGATCTCGCCATCTTCCATCCGCCGTGCACGCACACCAGCGTCAGCGGCGCGAAGCACTTCGCGGCGAAGTGGGCGGACGGCAGGCAGGCCGCCGGCGTGTCGTTCTTCATGGCGCTCGTGCGGCGTTCCTCCCACATCCCGCGGGTCGCGCTGGAACAGCCGGTGTCGATCATCTCCAGCCTGTACCGCAAGCCGGACCAGGTCATTCAGCCGTGGCAGTTCGGGCACGGCGAAACCAAGGCGACGTGCCTGTGGTTGCGAGGGCTGCCGCTGTTGCAGCCGACAGCCATCGTCGAGGGCCGTGAGGCGCGCGTCCATCGGATGGCGCCCGGGCCGGACCGCGCTCGAGACCGGAGCGCGACGTATCAGGGCATCGCCGATGCGATGGCTGCCCAGTGGGGAGGGCTGTTCGCATGAAGCGCCGCCGCAACCTATCGCCCCGCGACGTCTTCGACGAAGCCATGCGCGCTCCGCCGATGACCACCCGCGAGATCCGCAACTACCGACGCGCCCAGGCTGCCGAGATGGCCCGGGCCGAAGCCAAGCGCGCCGCACAGCGCACACAGGAGACGCCGTAGTGGCCCGCATCCGAACGATCAAACCCGAGTTCCCGCAGTCCGAAAGCATGGGCCGCGTGTCCCGTGAAGCGCGGCTCCTGTTCATCCTGCTGTGGCCGATTTGCGACGACCACGGGAGGACTCGCGCGGCCTCGCGAATGCTCGCGAGCACTCTTTTCCCCTACGACGATGATGCAAAAACCGCCATCGACGGCTGGTTGGACGAGTTGGAGGCCGAGGGATGCATTCGCCGGTACTCGGTCGATGGGTCAGCGTACCTCGAAATTTGCAAGTGGTTGATTCATCAGAAGATCGACAAGCCGAGCAAGCCGCAATTCCCAGGATTCGACGAGGGTTCGCCTACTCCTCGCGAGGATTCGCGAACATTCGTTGTAGGAAAGGAAGGGAAGGGAAAGGAAAGGAAGGGAGAGGAGCGCGAGGAGAGGGCGACCGACGGCGGCGACGCGAAAGCCCCTCGCTCGCCATCCGGCTCGCGACTGCCCGCCGGTTGGACTCCGTCCGGTGACCTCCTCGCCTGGGCCAAGACTGAACGACCCGACGTCGACCCGACCCGGGAGCTCGCCGGCTTCCGGGACTACTGGGCCTCCGTCGCCGGGGCCAAGGGGCGCAAGGCCGACTGGGACGCGACGTTCCGGAACTGGATCCGCAAGGCCAACCCGACGCCGGGCATTCGCCTCGTCGCCAGCTCGTCGGCTCCCGCTGTCTCGAGGCCGCTCCTGTGAACGATCGCCGCTCGCTGCAGCTCCGAATCCCGCCCCAGGCGATCGAGGCCGAGCAATCCGTGCTAGGCGGCATCATGCTGGCGCCGAAAGCGCTTGACCGCGTCTCGCTGACCGAAGCCGACTTCTACCGGCGAGACCATCAGCTCATCTTCCGCGCCATCCTCGCGCTCGCTGATGCCGGGAAGCCCTACGACGCCGTCACGCTCGCCGAGTGGTTCGAGTCGAACGGACTGGTGGAACAGGTCGCAGGTGGCGCGTACCTGATCGACCTTGCCAGCAACACGCCGTCGGCCGCGAACATCGCCGCCTATGCGCAGATCGTGCGCGACAAGTCGATTCTTCGCCAGGCGATCGACATCGCAACCTGCCTCGTCAACGACGCCTTCCAGCCAGACGGGCGCGACAGCGACGACATCCTGGACACCGGCATCCGACAGCTCATGGCGATTGCGAAGGCCGAGTCGAAAACCGAGTACACGATGAAGCAGGCAGTGACGCTCGCGTTCGAGGACGCGCAGGATGCCTACAACCACCGCGGCACAATCCGCGGCGTCACGACCGGGATCACGCGAATCGATGCGCGACTCGGCGGATGGAACCCCGGCGACCTGATCTTCCTCGCGGCTCGACCGTCGATGGGCAAGACCGCGCTCATGGTCAACCTCGCCGATGCCGCGTCGGGGGCAGGACACGCGGTCGGGATCATCTCCGGCGAGCAGTCCGCCATGCAGCTTGGGCAACGGTCCATCGCCGTCAACGGCGCCATCGCCGCAGAGCGCATGCGCAACGGGCAGTTCGAGGACGAGGATTGGCCACGCATGACCGAAGCGATCCGCCGTCTGAAGTCGCGCAATGTGCTGATCGACGACCGCAGTTCTCCTCGACTCGACGTCATCGCGCGCATTGCTCGCCGCTGGAAGCACGATCACGGCATGCGCGTGTTGTTCGTCGACTACCTGCAGCGCATCGAAATTCCTCGCGCTCAAAATCGAATCGAGGAAGTCAGCGAGGCCGCGCGCGGGCTCAAGACGATCGCCCGTGAACTCGACATCCCCGTCGTCTGCCTCGCCCAGGTGAAAGCCGAAGTCGACAAGCGCCCCGGCGACAAGCGCCCCAACCTCGGCGACATCGCCAACAGCGACGAGGCGACGCGAGAGGCGGATCAGATCCTATTCCTCTACCGCGACGAGGTCTACAACCACGATTCGCCAGATCGTGGAATGGCGGAACTCAACTGCGAGAAGAACCGCCACGGCCCCACCGGTCAGTTCCGGCTGCGCTTCGACGCGCCGACCATGCGATTCATCGATCCCGACAAAGCCTACAACCCGCCTTCCATCGACGAGGAGTGAACGTGACATCCGGCCTGATGCAGTACATCCCTCATTGCTTGCTTGCAATCGTTGCGGTTGTCATCGCAACCCGAAACCGGAGCCGAGATAAAATGACCATGCCCAACTGCCGCACCTGCAAAGACACTGGCCTCATCCCGGCCGAGTACGGCATGCAGCCTTGCCCGATGTGCGAGGCGTGGGAGTCGCGCGCTCGTGCCAAGTACCACATCCGCGCCTCCCGGCGATGGTACGAGCCCCTTGACGGAGGCCAGCCTTTCAGCTTCCAACCCCTGTCCGACTGGACAGCGTGCATCGGCAACGTCCGCTACACACCCATCGCCGGCCAAGAGCCCAATACCTTCCATCGCTTCATGCAGCGATGGATGCTTGGCATTCGGTGGGAGAGGACAAATCGGGCCGACGAGGCGCGAGAGCGCGTTCCCGACGACCGCGCTGCAGAGCGCCATATTTTGCGTCTTGTCGACTCGATCATCTTAGGACTCATTGTCACGATCATCTCTCTTATCGCGGCCTGCTGGTGGCTGCTGCCGGGAGGGAGGGCGTGAGCGCGAGCCCATGGTCCTATCGCGCATCTGCCGCGGCAGCAGGTGCCGCGATGGCTCGCATGCAGGCCGAAGCCCGCGCGCAACGTGCTGGGCAAGAGGCCAACCTAGCTCACGTCGCCGGGCTTCGCTTGCGTCGAACGGCAGCCCCTGACAAGTGCGCGTGTTGCGGCTCGCGCGAGTTCCGAAGCCACAACGGGCGCAGCGTGTGCGCGTATTGCAGGAGCGGAGCATGATCGACATCACCATCCCGATCCGCACGGTCAACCCGACGAACAACCGGCAGCACTGGCGGGTGGTGTGGCAGAGGAGCAAGAAGCAGCGCGAGGTCGTGTTCCATGCGGTGCATGGCGAATACCCGACGATGCCGGCGATCGTCACCATGACCCGCATCAGCACCGGCACGCTCGACGACGACAACCTGCGCCCCGCGCTCAAATCCATCCGCGACGGCATCGCCGATGCGTTCGGCGTGCCCGACAACGATCCGCGCATCGAATGGCGCTATGTCCAAGCGAAAGGCAAGCGCGGCGAGCATGCGGTGCGAATAAAGATCGAATCGAATGGGGGAACAGCCAAATGACTAGTTCGCAAATCGCGCGCGCGCCTGATTCTGGCGACGTTTTCGACGCACTCATGACGCTGTGGGGCCGCGCATACGGACCTCGCACACACGACGACGAACCGAAGCGCGCCTCGCACCCGATCGCCAGCGCGATGGAGTTCGGGATGACGCGCGACCAGTACATCGCGAGCAAGATCGTGGGGCGCGATGGCAAGGCGCGAAGGACGACGATGGCGCGCGACCTTGGGTCGTGCGGCGTGCGCGTAGTGCCGATGGCCTACTGCGATCCGGTGCGCGCCACGGACGACAGCGGACGGCATCGTGGGCTCGCGCTCGATCCGCTGGAGACACCCGAGGTGCAGTGGCTGCAGAAGGCGTGGCTGGAGCTGCACGCGATGTTCCCGCGCCAGGCGCAAGCGGTGCAGCTCCAGTTCCAGCGGCCTGACCTGTCGACACGCGAAGCGCGCGCCGCCGTCCTCGGCATCTCCGCCAAGCAGTGGGACCACGAGCTGGACCGCGGCGTGCGGTGGATGCGGTGCGCGGATGCGATGCGGCGGGTGGTCGACCGTGCAGGGGTTGACTTCCCGGGAAATCAGGGGTAGAAAGCGCGCAAGCTGCCATCAGTCCCTCTCCCAAAGCCCGCCCTCACCGGCGGGCTTTTTCGTTCCCGTCCCCCAGCCGGTCCTCCCCGCCGGCTCGAAGCCCCGGCCCGCTCCCCTGCGGCCGGGGCTTCGTCTTTTCGGAGCCCGAACGCATGACCCGTCCCGCTGGCGAGAAGGCGCGGGCCCAGATCCGCGAGTTCGAGGGTCTGCGGCTCAAGGCCTACCGCGACACAGGCGGCGTCCTCACGATCGGCTACGGGCACACCGGCGGCGTCAAGGCCGGACAGGAGATCACCCGTGAGGACGCCGAGCGCCTGCTGCGTGGCGACGTGCTGCAGGCCGAGCAGGTCGTTGCCCGGCACGTCGACGCCGGCCAACTGCAATCGCTGCCTCAGGGCGCTTACGACGCGCTCGTGGACTTGGCGTTCAACCTCGGCGACCAGGTGTTCGCGAGCCCGCGGACCAAGGCGCTGACCGGCCTGTCTCAGGCGCTGAATGCCAGCCGGCTCGACGACGTGCCGGCGCAGATGATGCGCTGGGTCTACGACAACGGCCACAAGCTCGATGGCCTCGTTCGCCGGCGCAAGGCCTGCGCGGACATGTGGCGGGAGGCGTTCCGGTGACTGCTGACAGCCTGGTCTACTGGGCCGTGACGGCGATTGTTGGAGGTGCCGCAGGCGTCGCGATTCTGATCGCGGCGTGGCAGCTCAAGTCCCACCTCGCCCTGGTCAGGGAGTTCGACCAGTTCAAGGGCGTGGTCAGCTCGACTTATGCGACCACGCCGGCCGTCAAGGAGGCTGTCGCATCGGCAATACGCCCCCTGGAGCGTGAGGTCGAACGCCTGATCGCACAGTCGGCGCAGGTTGGTGAGTTCCTTCGCGAGCTGGCTGCAGAGCGTCACATCAGCATCAGCGCGGCGAGGCACGACTGACATGCACGCCCAGGACTTGGCGACAGTGCTCGATGCAATTCAGCGGAACGCAGACACAGCAGCGAGGCTGCTGATCGCTGCGGAATCACTCAGGCAGGCGCAGGAGGCGCCGCCGCAGTCAGGCAGCAGCAGCGGGAACCTCACGGTGCAGTTCGGCGCCGGCGGAATCGCGCTGTGGGCATCCATGACCTTCTGCGCCGTCGCCATGACCGTCGCTATCGGCGCCCTGATCCTGTTCGTCAACCTCGACCGCAAGGTCGACCGTGCCATCGACTACCAACAGGCCAACTACCGGAGCGCCAAGCCGTGAGCACGATCATCATCATCACCCCGCCGCCGCCGCCTCCGCCCCCCCAGAATCCGCAGTTGTCGGCCGTCGACCTCAACGCCTGGTACTGGGACGCCGGCTACCGCGCGGGATATCTCGCCGCGGCCAACGCCTCGCCGCAGGTGCAGGTCAAGCGTTGGTGGAAGTCCAAGACGGTGTGGCTGGGAACGTCGCTGACCGCGCTAGGCGCGGCCGCGAAGGTCGCAATCGTCTGGGCATTCGCCGAAAAGGATCTGGTGGTGGCCGCGTTCGGAAGCTACGGTCCCGCCGTGTTCCTCGCATTCGGCGCTGCTGTCGTGGCACTGCGGCTGGTGACCAAGGGCGGGCTGACGAAGTGATCCCTGCGGCATTCCTGCGGTGGATTCCCTACATCTTGGCGGTCGTCGCGCTTTTCGGAATCGGCTACTACCAGGGGAGCCGAAATGGTGCGGCGAAGGTCTCCGAGTGCCGCGCCGACCATGCGGCCTACCTCGCCAAGGTGGCCGAGGACAACGCCACGATGGTCGCGCTGTACCGCAAGAAGGAGCAGGCGGTCGCGGAGGACTTCGCAATGATCGCCGCCGAACACCAAGACAAGCTGGCCGAGGTGACCCGTGAAGCGAAAGAGTCTGTTCTGGCTGATGTGCGCGCTGGCCGCGTCCGGGTGCGCATCGCAAGCTGTCCGAGAGTGCCCGCCGCCTCCGAAGCTGCCTCCGGTCCCTCTGTCGATCATGGCGAAGCCGTCGGCGGAGACCAAGCTGCGGACCTTGCTGCTGGAGCCATCGCCATCGGCGCCGAAGCCGACGCCCAGCTCGCAGCCTGCCAAGCGACCCTGACCGCGGAGCGCTCGAAGTGATCTACCTCCGCCGCCATCCCCTCGCTGAAGCGATCCGTCTCGCGATCCTAACCCACTACCGCTGACCATGGGCAAGCCTCTGAGCCAGTACGTCGAGTACACCGACGAGCTGGCGGGGGAGATTTGCACGCGCATCGCCAACGGAGAGACGCTGACGTCGATCCTGCGCACGCCCGGAATGCCGACGCGACGCGCGATCGAGAAGTGGGTCAAAAGCCGCGAGGACTTCGGCGAGGCGTACCGCGAGGCCCGCATCCAAGGTTTCGACGTGCTGGCCGAGGGATGCATCGACATCGCGGACGATGGTCGCAACGACTTCATGGAAACGGAGAACGGTCCGGCCTTCAACCCGGAGGCCGTGCAGCGCTCGAAGCTGCGTGTGTGGACGCGCCTGGAGTTGCTGAAGCGCTGGGATCCGAAGCGCTACGGCGACCTGCTGAAGCAGGAGCATTCCGGCGGCGTCACCCTCGAAACGATCGTCGCCGGCAGCGTGAGGAAGCCCGGTGCAAGCGAGTGACGTGATTCGCCGGTGGCGGGAAGACCCCGTCGCCTTCGTCGTCGACAACTTCGGTGTCGAGCCGGACGAGTGGCAGAAGGACGCGCTCGCCCACCTCGGTGGTCAGTTCAACCCACGCCGGCGCGTGTGTATGAAAGCGTGCACGGGACCCGGAAAGTCCGCCGTGCTCGCGTGGGCTGGCTGGCATCGCCTCGTGTGCTTCGCAGACAAGGGCGAGCATCCGAAGGGGGCCGCGCTCGCGTTCACCGCGGCGAACCTCAAGGACAACCTGTGGGCGGAGCTGTCGAAGTGGCAGTCCCGGTCTCAGTTCCTGCTGTCCGCGTTCAAGTGGACGAAGGAACGCATCTACGCCATCGATCATCCGGAAACGTGGTTCCTGTCCGCACGATCGTATGCGCAGGACGCGGACGCCGAGGCGATCGGTCGCGCGCTGTCGGGCCTGCACGGGCAGTTCCCGTTCGTGCTGCTGGACGAGACAGGCGACATGCCGATCGCGGTCGGCAAGGCGGCAACGCAGATTTTCACCGGCATGCCGACCGACGCCGCGGTGATCCAGGCCGGGAACCCGACCAGCATCGACGGCCTGCTGTACGAGTCGTGCAATTCCGGGCTCTACCAGGTCGTCACGATCACCGCCGACCCCGATGACCCGAAGCGCACGCCGCGCGTCGACATCGACCATGCCCGCGAGATGATTGAGGCGCACGGGCGCGACAACCCGTGGGTCATGGCGACTATCCTCGGCCTGTTCCCGCCGGCCGGCTTCAATGCGCTGCTCGGCATCGAAGACGTCAACGCGGCCATGGCGCGGCACTACAGGCCCGAGGACTACAGCTTCGCGGCCCGCGTCCTCGGAGTCGATGTCTCGCTGTACGGTGACGACGCGAGTGTGATCTTCCCGCGGCAGGGGCTCGCGGCGTTCGAGCCTACCGTCCTTCGCGGCGTCGGGCCGATGGTCGGCGCCGGACACGTCGGCCGGAAGTGGGACGAGTGGAAGGTCGATGCCTGCTTCATCGATGCGACGGGCGGATTCGGCGACCCGTGGGCGGCGGCGCTCGAGACTGTCGGTCGGGATCCAGTTCGGGTCATGTTCCATGGACCTGCGACGAGCAGGAAATACGCCAACAAGCGCGCCGAGATGTACTTCGAGATGGCCGAATGGGTGAAATCTGGAGGCGCCCTGCCTCCGATCCCCGGGCTTTCTCAGGAGCTGACATCGACCACGTATTCGTTCAAGGGCGACCAGCTCATCATCGAACCCAAGCAGGAAGTCAAGAAGCGTATCGGACGATCGCCTGACATGGCGGACGCCCTGGCGCTGACCTTTGCTTATCCGGTGACGCGCGGCGTCGCACGGAATGCAACTGCTGCCGTCGTCGGCGCGGACTTCGACCCATATCAGAGCGCACCCGTCACGGTCGGCACGGACTTCAATCCCTACTGAGCCCAACCCATGTGCAGCGTGAGCAAGCCCAAGGTGCAGCACTCGGCACCTCCGCCGATGGCTGTCCCTGAAACGACCAATCCGGAAGTTTCCGCCGCTCGCTCCAGGGCGAGGCAGCGAGCCTCTGCCGCCTATGGTCGCCAGTCGACCATTCTCGGTGGCGCCGTCGGTGGTCCGACCTCACAAGCGAAGACGCTGCTCGGGAGCTGACATGTCTGCCGTCATGCTCGAGTCGCCGCGCGAGCTGGCGTGGAAGCGCTTTGCGCACATGAAGAACGAGCGGATGAGCTGGGACAGCTTGTTCGTCGAGCTGCGCGACACGTTCATGCCAAACCGCGGCCGGTTTGAAGGCGACAAGAACAAGCGCATACAGCGCGTGGCGATGCTCAACAGCAAGCCGGCGATTGCGGTTCGGACGATGGCATCCGGCCTGCATGCCGGCCTGACCAGCCCGGCGCGGCCATGGCAGAAATCGACGATCCGCGAGGATGACCTCGGCGAGTTCGGACCAGTGCGCGACTGGCTGGCGATCGTCGACGACCGGATGATGCGGTACTACACGATGTCTGGCCTGTACCAGGCGCTGCCGTTCATGTACGCCGAGTACGGGACGATGGGCATCATGGGCGGGATGCTGTTCGAGGACGACAAGACGCTATTCCGCGTCGAGCCGTACACGATCGGATCGTACTACGTGGCCCGCAGTGACCGCGGCGAATACGACACCATGTACCGCGTCGTGCAGATGACGGTGCGGCAGATCGTATCGCGCTTCGGGTCTGGCCCGTTCGGCATGTCGCGGCTGTCCGCGGAGATTCGATCGAAGTGGGCGAACGCCGACCAGCGGGAGACTAACGTCGACGTGCTTCACACCGTCGAGCCCGGAGAGGGCGACAACTGGGTCAGTTCGTGGTGGGAGATGGGGCGCTGTGAGACCCGCATGCCGCTGAAGGTCGCGTCCTTCACCGGAAATCCGGTTCTGGCTGCATCGTGGGAGTACATCGAGAACGAGGCCTATCCCTGCAACTGCCCGGGCATGATCGCCCGCGGCGATGCGAAGGCGCTGCAGGTGGACGAGCGCCGCAAGTCGCAGGCGATCGAACGCAACGACAACCCCGCGATGCAGGGGCCGGTCAAGGCGACCAACGTCAACCTCGCCCCGGGCTCATACAACGCCGTCGATGCGATGCAGGCCACCGGCCAGAACGGCGGCATCCGGCCGATCTACGACCAGAAGATCGACATCGGCCAGCGCCTGGAGAACCTGCGTGAGCGCGAACGTCGGATCGACACCGCGTTCTACGTCGACCTGTTCCTCATGCTCACCATGGACGAGCGCAGTCAGCGCGCGACGGCCGAGGAGATCCGGGCCAAGTACGACGAAAAGGTGCTAGCGCTCGGGCCGACGCTGGAGCAGGCGAACGTCATGCTCCGCGGCCTTCACTCGTTCGTGTTCGACCTCATGGTCCGCAAGTCCATGCCGATTTGGCGCGGCGTGATTGACGGCGACCCGATCCTGCCGAAGCCACCGGCCGAGCTGCTGCGCGATGGTGTCGAGATCGAGCCGGAGTTCATCAGCGCGCTTCAGCAGGCGCAGAAGGCACAGCAGTTGCAGGGCCTCGAACGGTTTGCGTCCATGGTCGGCAACATCGCAGCGCTAACGCAGCGTGCGCCGGAGAAGCTGGACACCGACCAGTTCCTCGACGAGTACGGCACCGCGCTGGGCGTCAACCCGCGCGTCGTCCGCGACGACGAGGAAGTGGCGCAGATGCGCGAGCAGCAGGCGCAGGCTGACCAGATGGCGCAGATGGCGCAGATGGCGCCGGCGCTGCGCGATGCGGCCGGTGCGCTGAAGGATGCGTCCGGCGCGGTCCCGCAAGACGGGTCCGTGCTGCAGTCGCTGGCCGGCGCCGCGGCTGATTCAGCCGGGATGTCGATGCAATGAGTCGCCGCCTGGACAAGCTCAAGAAGCGCGAGCAACACCAGCGCGAAGCCGACCTTCGGTGGTTCCTGTCGGACGCGCGCGGTCGCCGGATCGTTTGGCGCCTGCTGCAGGACAACCACTACGCGGAGCCGATCTTCAACGGGAACAGCCGCGACGCGATGGTCATCGGTCGGCAGGCAGCGGCGACCGAGTTCCTGCGCGACCTCAAGGCCATCGACATCAACCTCGTCCATCGCATGGAACTCGAAGCGATCGACGCACAGAAACTCGCCCAGCAGTCCGCGGAAGCGGACGCCGGCGATGACGACGCCGACGAACTCTAGTCGGCCATCCCCCACCTCCGGAGCTATCCCCCATGACTGCCGAGAACACGGCGGCAACGGACACGGCTGACACCAATTCCGCTGCTGCCACGACGACGGCCGCCACCACCGACGCGACGAATGCCACGACGCCCACGGGCTCGCAGGCAACACCGCCTGAAGGTGCAGAGACGGCCGCCGCAACCACAGACGGCAGTACCACTGCCGACACGCCCGAGTCCTACACCTTCGTGATGCCGGAAGGCATGACGCTGGATCAGGGCCTCGCCGATGCCGTCACGCCGATCCTGCGCGAGGCCAACATCTCGCAAGAGGTCGCGCAGAAGCTAGCCGCCGCATTCGCCGAGCGTATGAAAGCGGCAGAGACCGGCGCCAAAGAGGCGTTCGACAAGGCCTACGAAGAAAGGCGGCAGGCCGAGATCACGACCAACGCGCAGAACTGGCTGCAGGCGCTGAAGGCCGACCCCGAAATCGGCGGCAACAAGGCCGATCAGGTCAAGGCTCGCGCGCTCGAAGCGGTAGGCGCAGTCGCCACGCCCGAGATGAAGGCCGCATTCGAGGAACACGGTTGGGGCAACCACCCCGAACTCGTGCGCCTCGTGCATCGCCTCATCGACTACACGCCGCCCGAGAAGGGCGAGCGCGCTGCTGGCGCAGGCGGCACCGGAAGCAAGACCCCCGCAGCGGTGCTGTGGCCCGACCTGCCTCCCCGCTGAAACCAATCCCCCATTCTGAAGGACAACTACCATGGCTACCCTCGCTACCGCGTCGGGTGCAGTGACCCTGCTCGACTTCGCGAAGTCGATCGACCCCGACGGCGTTCCCGCCAAGACCGTGGAACTGCTCTCGCAGTCCAACGAAGTCCTCGATGACATGGCCTGGATCGAGGGCAACCTCGCCACCGGTCATCAGGCATCGATCCGCACCGGCCTGCCGGTGTCGGTGTTCCGCAAGATGTATGGCGGCGTGCCGCCGAGCAAGTCGCTGCGTACCACCATCACCGACACCTGCGGCGTCCTCGAAGCTCGCAGCGAGATCGACAAGGCCGTTGCCGACCTCAACGGCAATTCGCAGGCATTCCGCATGTCGGAGGCCTACGCGTTCCTCGAATCGATGAACCAGACGTTCGCCGACGCGCTGATCTACGGCGACATGTCGAAGGACCCCGAGAAGTTCAACGGGTTCGCCCAGCGTTACAACACGACCTCGACGGGCACGTCGGAAATCGCGAAGAACGTGATCAGCGCCGGCGGCTCCGGCAACTGCACCAGCGTCTGGCTGGTCGTCTGGGGTCCGAACACGATCCACGGCATCGTCCCGAAGGGCTCGAACGCCGGCATCCAGCACGAGGACCTCGGCGTGTTCGATGCATTCGACGGCACCAACGCGCGGTTCCGCGCGGTCGGCGATCGCTGGGAATGGAAGTGCGGACTGCACGTCAAGGATTGGCGGTACGCCGTCCGCATCGCGAACATCTCCATCACCGACCTGCTGGGCCAGTCCGGCACCCAGGCGAACACCGCGGCGACTTGGCTTCCGAAGCTCATGGTCAAAGCCATGGCGCGCATCCCGTCCATGGGCATGGGGCGGCCGGCGTTCTACGCCTCGCGCACCGTCAAGGAAATGCTGTCGGTCGGCGCGCTGGACAAGTCGCAGAACGTGCTGTCGATCCAGGACGCCGTCAGCCAGTACGGCAAGCCGGAACCCGGCTACGTCGCCCGCGGCGGCGTGAGCCTCCTCGGCATCCCGGTGAAGACCGTGGATCGCATCCTCGAAACCGAAACGGCCCTGACCTAAGGAGTCGCCGCCATGGCCTTCATCGATACCCAGAACGAGTTCTCGGATGCGCAGGCGATCACCTCGACCGCCATCTCGACGAACGTCTACGACCTGTTCTCCGTCCGCAAGGGCGGTTCCTCGACCGCTGCCGACATCTCGCCGAACACCCGCATCGACCTCGGTCCGGGCGACGTCGAGCTGTGGGTCGTCGTCACGGTCAACACGACCTTCACCACCGGCACCTCCGCGGTGCTGACGGTGACGTTCGAGACCGCCGACGACGCCGGCCTGACGACCAACGCCACCGTCATCGCGACCTCCGCGAGCGCGATCACCGCGGCCAACCTGACGCAGGGCACGCAGCTCATCGCGCTGTCGATTCCGTCGGCGCTGTACCGCCGCTACATCGGCATCCGCTACACGGTCGGCGTCGGCACGTTCACTGCCGGCGCCGTCGACGCGTACCTGACGCCGTCGCCGCAGGTGAATCGCATCCTGAAGTCGGCCTTCACGGTCCAGTAAGGAGCTGATCCATGACCACTGACGCGAAAGACGCGACCCCCACGCTCGTCGTGGCGATCGAGCGCGGCCATGACGGCTCCGGCCTGCGTGAAACCGGCGAACAGTTCTACGTCCCGACGTGGCGACTGTCCGACGGATCCACATGGTTCGAGGCCGTTCCAGCCGAAGCGCCGGCCGAAAAGCCGGCCAAGAAGTAAGGCACGAGCGGGGCGGCTTCGGTCGCCCCGCTTCTGGAGACCCGTGCGATGAATCAGGTGGACGTCTGTAATCTGGCGCTCAGCCGGATCGGGCATGGCGCGTCTTCGGCGATCGTGTCCCTCGAAGACGCCTCTGAGGCGGCGCGCTGCTGCAAGCGCGTGTTCGCGTCGACCATGCAGGCCGTGCTGGAAGAGTTCAACTGGTCGTGGGCGAAGGGCGTCGTTGCGCTGTCGCAGTCGACCGAAACGGTGCCCGGCTACACCTATGTCTACGCCTACCCTGCGGACTGCCTGACGATCCGCGGCATTTCGGCAGACGGCTACAACCCGACGAGGAGCCCGCGGTACAAGGCGCCGTTCGAAGTCGTGGCCGCCAGCAACGGCGAGTCGCGCCTGATTGCGACCGACCTGCAGAACGCCGTCGCGTTCGTGACCCGCGACATCAAGACTCCGGCCTTCGCCACGAACCTTTTCTGCCAGGCGCTCGCGTGGCGCCTCGCGAAGGAACTCGCGCTGGGGTTGAAGGCAAACCCACAGATGGCCCAGTCGGCTGAACAGGAATACCTGATCGCCGTGTCGAAGGCCGTCTCGGCGAACGAGCTGGAGCAGACGCCAGACGACCCGGATGATCCAGAGGACATCCGACAGTACGCCGGCAACGCCACGACTGGGTGGAAGTCGTGGCAGTGATCCTGCAGCCGTCGTTCGGCGGCGGCGAATACGACCCCGGCCTCTGGGGCCGTCAGGACCTCGGGCGCTACGGCATCAGCGGCAGACTGGTCAAGAACTGGATCGTGCGGCCGACTGGCGGGCTTGAGCGCCGTCCCGGGACTCGCTTCATTGGCGAGGTAAAGGACTCGACGAGGCCCGTACGACTCATGCGCTTCAGTATCAGCGAGACGCTGGCGTACCTCTGCGTCTTCAACGCCGGCGTTGTCCAGTTCGTCTACCGCGGCGCATTCGTCACGTCTGGCGGCGTTCGCGTTGAGGTTCCTCACACGTACCTGGATGCCGAGCTTCCTGACATCCGATTCACGCAGTCCGCGGATACGATGTTCCTCGTCCATTCCGCCCACTCTCCACGAATACTAAAGAGGACGAGCGCGACTAGTTTCGCACTCTCTGATCTCACTACGCGTGAAGGGCCATTCCGAACGATCAACTCAGACCAGGCGCTCAAGTTTGCCGCATCAGCGAAAACTGGCACTGTCACGGTTGAGTCGAACTTCGACATCTTCACCCCGGCTCTTGTCGGATCGCTCGTCTATCTCGAGCCCGAGGCGCTCGGCATCATCAAGCCATGGGTTCAGGGGGAACGCACCCCAAGCCTGACGACCGGCTCGTACCGAAAAAGTGACGGCAAGGTCTACAAAGCGACGACGGTGTCGATTCCGAGCGGGACCGGTGCGTACTGCGAGACCGGGAATGTGCGCCCGACGCATGAGGCGGGGCGGGAGTGGGATGGTCCCGGCGATCAGCGCACCTTCGACACGATCAACTATCGGGTCGGTGTCGAGTGGGAGTATTCCCATTCCGGCTACGGCATCGTCGAAATCACTGCATATACCGATGCGCAGCATGTCACTGGAGTAGTCAGGAAGACACTGCCCGATCAGGTGGTCGGCGGGTTCGGCACGCCTGCGAATAGCTGGACATTCAGCGGTGATGGTACGACCAAGGTGTTCTCGATCACCGGGGCGGTGAGTACGTCGAACTGGAACTACGCGGTCAGGATCAACGGTTCGCCGGTGCAAAGCGACCCGAACTACGTACCACCGGGAGGAGGGGCCGGCAGCAATAACCCGTATGCGGACGAGCTGCTGCCATGACGCAGGGTTGGAACATTGATGCATCGGCGGACACGATCACGTTCAACGATGCACCGCCTGTCGGGACGAGCAACATCTCCGTCATTGAGCGCGCTACTGCGGACATCAATGCCACGTCTGTCTGGGCGCTCGGTGCATGGAACTCTGCCTACGGGTATCCGTCCACCGTCGAGTTCTACGATGACCGCCTTGGGTTTGCGGCGACGGTCTCCCAGCCGCAAACGCTGTGGTTCTCGCGGGTTGGCGACTACACGATGTTCGGGAAGTCGACGCCGATCGCTGATGACGATGCGTTCTCGGCCACGATGAATGCCCGACAGCTCAACAAGATCAATGCGCTCATCCCGAAGCAGGATCTCCTTGTCGCGACCACAGGCGGAATCTGGAAGGTAGGCAGCGGTAGCTCCGACGCACTGACACCGACTACCGTGAGCGCCCGGCCTCAGCCATCCGTTGGCGCGAGCGCACTGTCGCCGCTCGATGTTGGCGAGACGGCAATCTACCAGACGCATCTCGGTGGAGAGGTTCGCGATCTCGCCTACGTTTTCGAGAGCGATGGCTATGCTGGCTCTGACCTGACGGCCTTCGCTTCCCATCTCGTGAAGGGCTACAGTCTGACCGCATGGGCGTGGAACCCTGGCCCATGGTCCGCGGCTTTCGTTGCGCGCGACGATGGCGCGCTGCTGACGCTGACGTACAAGCGGGAGCATCAGGTCGTTGCCTGGGCCCGGCATGACCTGTCCGGCGACGTCATCGACTCGGAGGCCATCCCAGAGGACGGCGGATACGGCAGCTACGTCTGCGTCGAGCGCGTGATCGGCGGCGTGACGAAACGCTACGTCGAGCGCGTCGCCGACCCGGTCTACACCGATCGCCGGCTCGAGTGCGGGGTCGACTCCGCACTCACTTACGACGGGCGCAACACCACGGCGACTACGCTCACGCTTTCAGGTGGCGCCGCCCCTGGCGACGAGGTCGTCATCACGGCGTCGACTGGCATTTTCAGCGCCTCGAACGTCGGCGACGAGATCGTTCTCGACTACGACGGCACGCCCTGCAGGATTCGGATCCTTTCCCGCGACAGCTCCACCGTCGCGCGCGGGATCGCCTCGCGCGCGCTGGTGACGTCCGACATGACGCCGGGGACGAGCTGGGCGCTTGCCGTCGACACCCTGTCTGGAGTCAGCCATCTCGAAGGCCTCACTGTGCAGGTGGGCGGCGACGGCATGGACTTCGGGACTTACACGGTGAGCGGAGGCGCCATCACGCTCCGTCAGCCGGCCGTGATCGCGACGCTCGGCATCCCATTCGATGCGGATTTCGAGTCTCTGGATATGGCGCTCGTCGGCGGCGAGTCCGTCGCCAACCGCCGCAAGATCGTGCGCGAGGTGGGGGTGCTGCTGTACTCCACGTCGACGCTCAAGGTCAGCGGCAGCGGGTTCGCGACAATGGACGAGATCCCGGCACGCGATGTCGACACGTCGATGTCAGTGCCTCCGGAGCTTCGTACCGAGTGGGTGAGCGTTCCCGTCGACAGCATGTGGGTCAAGAACCCGCGTATCTATCTGCGCGCCTCCGGTCCGTATGGAGCCCGAGTGCTGGCGATTGAGCCGAAGGTCGAGTTCGGCACATGAAGGCAGCCGTCCGTCAAGCCGCCGAGTCCGACATCGCTGCGATTCTTTACGACCTACGCCCAGCCGATGCCGCGGAGATGGAAGCGCTCGGGACGACGGCTGAAGACGCAATGCGCATGGGTCTGTCGATGTCCGACTGGGCTATGACAGGCACATTGGATGGCGTGCCGGTGTGCATGTTCGGCGTCGCTCCGCAGAACTACCTGCTTGGGTTCGGAACACCGTGGATGCTCGCGACGACGAGGATCGAGTCGGCGCAGGTAACGTTCCTGCGCGCCTGCCGGCCTGTCGTGCGGCGCATGCGCGAGACGTATCCGTCCCTGTCCAACGTCGTACACGCCGACAACGCGATTGCGATCCGCTGGCTGCGCTGGCTCGGCTTCACCTTCCACATCGATGCCAATGGCTCGCCGGCGACGTTCGTTGTCAACGGCAAGCAATTCCATCTCTTTGCCATGGGATCTTGAGCATGTGCTCTCCAGCCGCAGCGTTTTGGGCCATTTCTCTCGCGGTCACTGCCTACAGTGGCGTGCGACAGGCAAACGCGGAAAAGGCGTCAGGCCAATACCAGGCCGAAGTCGCCAAGCAGAACGCCGACCTCAACGACCTGCGCGCGACGCAGGCGGCCACGATCGGGTCGATCCAAGAGGACCAGCATCGGGCGAAGGTCCGGCAGATGGTCGGTGCGCAACGCGCGCAGTACGGGGCGAACGGTATCGACCTGTCTTCTGGTGTCGTGCAGGACATGACCGACCAGACGACGATGATGGGAGAAACCGACGCACTGACGATCCGCTACAACGCCATGAATGAGGCGTGGGGTTATCGGACGCAGGCGGTGAACGACCGCAACGAAGGCCGGTTCGCGAAGTGGGCCGGGCGGCAGAAGGCCACCGGGACCTACCTCTCGACGGCTTCCAGCCTCGCAAGCCAAGGGTACGGTGGGTATTCCAGCGGCATGTTCGGCGGCGGCGGCGTAACCAAGTCTGGCGGTACGAACATCAAGGGATACGGCTGAGATGGCTCGCATCCCGACCTACGATGCGCCGCAGGTGCAGGCGAACGTCCTGCCTGGCGTTCGTATCTCCGATGCGCCGGCCCGCAGCATCGAAGCCGCCGGCAGTGCGATCGCGCATGGTCTCGGCAACGTCGCCAACGTCTTCGGCGACGTGGCGAAGGCCGAGCAGGAGAAGTCGAACCGCGCCGCGCAGATGGAGATCGACAACCAACTGAGCGCGCTCGAGAAAGAGACGCTGCATGACCCGACGACCGGCCTGCTGGGGACGAGCGGCAAGGACGCGATCAACGTCGTCGACAAGTTCACGCCGCAGTGGCAGGACCGGCAGTCGAAGATCATCGCCGGCGCGCCGCCGCAGATCCGCCAGTGGGCGCAGGCACAGGCGGACAACCGCCGGCAGCAGGCGACGCAGACACTCATGCGCCACTCGATGCTGGAGGGGCACAAGTACGCGGTGTCGCAGTCCGACGCGATGCTCGCGAACGCCGAACAGGCAGCGACGCTGAACTACCTCGACCCCGCGCGCGTGGACGAGGAGGCGGCCCGGGCGATGGTCGCGGCCGATACGCGGAACAAGCTGGATGGTGGTGACGAGGCCACTGGCGCTACGCTGCGGCAGGCGGCGTCCAGCCGCGTCTACGGCGCCGTGCTGGCGCGGAAGACTGCCGAGGACCCGCACCAGGCCGCGGTGTACCTGGAGACGATCCGCGACCGGCTGACGCCCGACGACCTGATCCGTGCCGAAAGCACGCTGCGGCCGGTGCTGACGGATGCGAACGCGGGTGCGTGGTTGGATGCGGTCATCAAGGGGCAGCCCGAAGTCGCCGGTGCGATCCCGGCAGCCGGCGCTGCCACCTCTCTCAAGCAGGCCGAGGACATCGCCCGCGGCTCGATTGGCCGCACGATCGGGCTGGAGTCTGGCGGCAAGGCCGATGCGCGCAACCCGAACAGCAGCGCCACCGGTGCGGCCCAGTTCATCGACAAGACGTGGATCACGGTACTGACCAGTGCCCGGCCTGATCTCGTGGCCGGCAAGTCGCGCGCCGAGATCCTCGCGATGCGCAACGATCCGGTCCTGTCCCGCCAAATGGCCGAGGCCTACGCTGTCGACAACGCGCGCGGGCTGTTCCAGTCGGGCCTGCCGGTCACGCCGCAGACGATCTACATGGCCCACCACTTCGGCCTCGGTGGCGCCCGGCTGCTGCTGCAAGCCGATCCCGGGACGAAGGTCTCGGCGGTGCTGCCGGCGAGCGTGGTATCGGCGAACCCCTACCTGCGCAACAAGACGGTCGGCGAGCTGATCGCGAACCACCAGCAGCGAGCCGGTGAGCAGGCCGGTGCGAACGTACCCCAGCCTGCGCCGGCTGGGATGGTTGCTCCCGCCCGCAACGCCGACGGCTCCGTCAACTGGGGCGAGGTCGAGAAACGAGCGATGGAGATCCCGAACCCGCTGCTGCGCGACGCCGTGCTGTCCCGCGCCCGGTCCATGTCGGCGATCGAGAACAACGCGCGCGAGGAGGCGGACAAGCAGCGCGGGATGCGGGTGTATCAAGCGATCAACGCCGATCCGAGCATTCCCCTGGCGCGCGCCCTGTCGCCGGCCGACTACGCATCCGTCGCCGCGGCCGGGAAGTTGCCGGCGCTGGAGTCCTACCGCAAGAACATGATCGAGGGCGGCCAGCGGCAGGACGACTATGCGCTGGTCGACACCCTCTACCGCGAGGCCGCCCTGAGCCCGGCGACGTTCGGCAGGCGCGACATCGCAAGCCTCGCAGACCGCCTGTCAACGCCGACGCTCACGCGGCTGCTGGATATGCAGGAGAAGGCCAAAAAGCCGGAGGAGACGGCAGATTGGGCCACCAAAGAACAGAGGATGGAGAATCTGTTTCGCATGTCCGGCGTCGGCCATGAAAAAGATGCAGCAGGCGATGGGTCGAAGGCAAAGAACGCTACGAGGGACAAGCACCGCGGCGAGTTGCGTGTGGCGTATCAGATGGCCTTATCGGAATTCATCAAGGTCCACACACGCAAGCCAACTCCCAAGGAAGACGACGAGCTTGTCAGGCAAACAGCGCTCAACTACGCAGTCCGGCGCGACGACATGACCGGAACCACGCGCATGGATCGCAATCAGACGCGAATCGAAAGTGGCTCTCCACTTCCTTCAGAAATTCTCGCGCAGATGCAACTGACGCCAGAAGGTCGAATGCAACTTGAGCTGGATGCTGCGATCGGCCTTTATCAGTCGCGTACCGGGAAGGTTGCAGACCAAGCGTTCATCAACACTTGGATTCGCAACTATCGTCAGGGCGGAGGAAACCAGTAATGGCTGACTGGCGTCAGAATTTCGACCAGATCATCGCCGAGGCTGACGCCGAACGCACCCGACAGCAGACCTCCGCCGGCCTGCTGGCATCGCAGCGCAATCCGGACCAGTACGCGCGCGCGAACGCGCTGTCGGACAAGACGGGCCTGTCGCCGGACCTCGTCCACGATAACCTGCCGCAGTTCGAGCAGCAGGATCGCGACGCCGGGTTCAAGCGGCTGACGGATTCGCATCCGGAGTTTACGGGCCTCGCCTCCAATCCCCGCTGGCGCACGCTGGCGCAGGATCAGGCGCCGCAGTTGTCGGCATTCGCTGAGGCTCTGAAGAAGGCCAAGCGCGACCGCTCCCCCTTGGCGACCGGCACCGGCACGGCGAACGACCCTCTGCGCGTCAACAAGGCGCTCGGGTTTGGGAAGCCCGGCGACTACGCGGACGTGTGGAACCGGGCGCCGGTCGGCACCTGGGTGCAGCTTGAGGACGGCAGTCTCGCCCGCCGCGACGCAAGCATGTGGGAGAACGTCGCCGGCGCGGTTGCTCGAGGCG